ATGATGGTACAGACGCATGAGCCTAATAGTAAATGGAATAGATATTACAGCAATAGAGGCTAATGGTGTACCAATCACTGAGGCATTTATGAATGGTATTTCTGTATATACATCTGTACAAGAGTCCAATATCTTCTATGTTGGATCATCTGAAGTAGTAAATAATACTACCACACCAAAGACAATTAGTCCCCATGACTCTACAGCTACTGGAGACTTAATACTAGCTATTTTTTCATCCTTAGATACTGATGGTACTATAGTCTTAAACCTATCTAGTGGGTTTACTACAGTATCTAATGGATGGTCTGGGACTTCTACTGATATACGCCATTATTTTCAATATAAGGTAAGAGAATCAGGGGATACTTCATATACATTCTCCAACTCATCAGGGGCGCAGAGTTCCGTGGCCTTGCTTACTTTTAGAGGGCAAAAAGCGTCTCCAATAGGTAATATAGTTTTATCTAATGAACCAAGTAATACTGTTACTCAAATACAAGGCACAATAGATCAAACTATACATAATTCCCTAGTTGTAGGCGTTCCAATAACAAAGTATAGTAACGTTACTTGGACAGCATCTAGTGAGGTAGATACTTCTAGCTATATAACTATTAATTACTCATGGAGAGTTTTTTATAGCTCTACATTTGGAACTAAAACGTATATAGTAAGTAATAAAGCAAGTAGCACTCTAGTATTAGTGGAGGTAATGTAATGAATGTACAAGATATTATAGCCCAGGCTAGGTCTAGGTTAGGTGATGAAGATAAGCATAGGTGGACTGATAACCGATTGACATTCATAGTTAGTCAAGGTCAGAGGGCAATATGCAAACTAGCTGGTATATTACGTAAAAATATCTATATACCGATGGGTAAGGATATAACACTATACACACTACCTCCCGACTGTCAGTCTATACACCGCTTGGAGTATGATAACCTTGCTATGCCTATACTGACTCGTAGTGAGCTTGATGTTTTAGTATCTATGCCTACAACCATAGTGGGAGTTAAAACAAACTTAGATATGGGGTTACTGGAGATTTACCCTAAGGCTGTTACGTGCGATAATATAGTGGTACTACGTGGTATAGAGGCATCTCTAGACTTTGTAGTATTACCTACCTATGGAGTTATCACTTCAGGTGACTCACCTATAGTAGTAGACCCCCTATATGGAGAGGTTACATCGATCTCTAGGGAAATCAATATAAACCTAGAAACAGCTATATCTAATGGGTATGGTAGTATCGCAGACTCTAACCTTGTTACTGCACTTACCGTAGGAACAACAACTGGTAACTACGGCGTAGTAGTAGACATAGGTGTTAATGAGATAGAGGCTAACTATGGGTTTATTACAAGTGCAAACCTAGGTATAGAGGTTAGTGGTGTATATGGGTTAGCTACTAATGTAGCCACTACATCATGTGCTATTAAGGTATACTATGAGGCTACACCTCTAGGAGTACTTACACCTACGTCTGAGCTAGTTATACCTGATCTATGGTTAGATGCTATGGTTAAGTTCACTGTAGGTACAGCCCTACAAGATGATAATGATGCAAATAATATGGCTAGAGGGGCAAGTGAGCTTGCAACATTCACCCAAGAGGTTCTTAAGGCTAGAGAGCTGTCATCTAAACAGTTCTCATCTGGCGTATTAAGTCAACTTACAACAAACTACAGGAGAATATAATGGCAACTACAACTGATACGGACTCATTGGTATTTATAAAACAATTAGGTGGTGCTGAAGACCTTTTATTTGGCTTAGGCTCAACATCTCAGCTTAGAGAGGGCGTAACTGTCAAGGTTACATATATTAATGCTGCAACTATCCCTTATGATAGTACTCGTAGTGTTAAAGATGTGCTAGACCAATTACTAGCAGGGAATTAATATGACCTCAGTAACACTACATAAAGAATTATTAGTAGAAGAGGATGTAGAATTTGGTATGTCCACAGTCCTACAAAGTCGTGGTGTAGGGCATCAAATCAATTCAGGCTCTATCCCTTATGACTCAAATACATCCGTTCAAGAGATATTAGAGTATCTTCTTGTAAACGGTGGTGGAGGTAGTGGTGGAGGTGGAACTGCTGATCATGGACTATTATTTGGTCTTAGTGATGATGACCACCCACAATACTTAATGCAAGCTAGAGGGGATGCTAGATATGTTAGACTAGATACTAAGGGTGTCCCTTATGGAGTAACACCTCTTAATGCTAGTAACATGGTAGATAGTAAATACCTCCCTTGGGCAGGTTTAGTATATGAAGGTGGGTGGAATGCGTCAAGTGGTACACTTCCAGCTAATCCCGATGGTGGAGACCTATACTCTATAACCGTTGGAGGAACACTATCAGTTGTACCTCCTGGGGAAGTAGCTGGTACCCCTGTACCTACGGTTGTAAATGAGGGAGAGCTGATAGTATATTCAAGTGGTACTCACTATTGGTATGCACTTACAGCTAATACAGCCATCAACGATGCTAGATACTTACAACTAACAGGAGGAACTGTTACTGGACATATCTCGGTACCAGCAGGGGCAGCAGGAAGCCAAGCACCCCGTAGAAGTGAGATAGACTCAGCCCTAGCAACTAAGGCTAATATAAACTCACCTGCATTTACTGGGCTACCTACAGCCCCTACTCAAAGTGTATCTGACGCTAGTACAGTACTTGCTACTACAGCCTTCGTACATGCAGTATTTGGAACCACCGGTAGTGGTGGAGGTGGAGGTGTCACAGACCATGGTGCTTTGACAGGGTTAGGTGATGATGACCATACCCAATATCTTAATCAGGATAGGGGTGACCTACGATATATACGTACACAAGATAAAGGTGTACCAGATGGTATTGTACCACTTAACTCGGCTGGATATATTTCAGGTGAGTATATCAACATTAGTGGACTAACATATATTGGAGGGTGGAGTGCTACTGCTGGCACACTGCCTAGTACTGCTGGGTTTGTAGGTGGCGAGGTATTTAGTCTAACAACATCAGGTACTCTTGTAGTAGTTCCTCCTACTGGAGTTAATAATATCCCTGTACCTACAGCTGTCCAGTCAGGGCAGCTTATTGTATACTCATTAGTGCATAATGTATGGTACTTACTTACAGCTAGTACAGCCATTAATGACGCTAGATACTTGCAACTAACAGGAGGTACTGTTACTGGGCATATATCTGTACCAGCTGGGGCATCAGGTAATCAAGTGCCGCGTAGAAGTGAGATTGATACTGCATTGGCAGCTAAGGCTAACCTTAATAGTCCCTTGTTTACTGGTACTCCATCAGGTCCAACCGCAGCCCTAGGTACTAATACAACCCAGCTTGCCACTACAGCATTTGTTAAGGCTAATACTGTAAGTTTAGACTCTCCAACATTCACTGGAGACCCTAAAGCACCTACACCAGCAACCACTGATAATGATACATCAATAGCTACAACTGCATACGTAGTTAAGATGCTGGGTAACTATGCAGTTCCATTTACATATCAGAAGGCAACATCTGGGTATGTTAAGTTTCCAAGTGGAATTATAATGCAGTGGGGCAGCTTTCTTACAAGTTCTTCTGGAACTGTAACTATTACATATCCTCTTGCTTTTACATCGAGTAGTGGGCTATCCGCACAAGTATCGCTAAATTATGATACAGCTGCATTTTGTTCTACTGGGGTAGGTACTTCTACAACACAATTAGTAGTTAGAACATGGAACTATGCTGGGGCAGCTGTATCAGCAGCTGGCAACTGGCTAACAATAGGATATTAAAATGATATTTTACTCCCCCTCAACTAAAGGTTTATATATTCAAGGTATAAGTGACGTTATTCCAGTAGATGCTATTCAAGTATCTCAAGGGTTATATGACCACTTATTGGAACAACAAGAATTAGGGTATGAGATTGTATACTCAGCAGGAATATTGCATGCTGAACTACCAACTGTATCACAAGATAGTGTAGATATGAGTAATTCAATAACCTATCTAGCTGATACTGAGTGGTATGTACTTAGAACGATAGAGACCGGAGAGCCTATACCTAGTGATGTAGTTCTAGGTAGAGCATCAGCTAATGCAGTTATCGGTCATGTATAAAGTATTACTATTAGCTATACTAGCGTTAGTTCAGCAGGGATGTGCGTCACGTAATACACCATTCAACTGTACGAGTACCTGTGATATTAAGAATGGTGTCTTTACATCAACAACAAATGGTATAGGGCTGAGCACTGATGCACCTATACCTCTACCATAATTATAAACATTGGCTTAACAGCGTTCTAGGGCTTTCATGGATGATGTAAGACCCATATATACTGCCAAGGAGGGCACTAATATGAAACTATTACTTACACTGTTACTAATGGCTACAATGGCATTAGCTACAAGCTTGGAAGATCATATTCCACAAGGACCAAAATGTGAACAAGGTCCAGTAGGACCGCAAGGACCACAGGGTGTGCAAGGACCGATAGGACCACAGGGTATGCAAGGACCACAGGGTGTGCAAGGACCGATAGGACCAGCAGGTACTAATGGAATGAATGGTACTAATGGTATAAATGGCGCTCATGGAATGAATGGTACTAATGGTATAAATGGTACTAATGGTACTAATGGTACTAATGGTACTAATGGAGTAAATGGTCTGAATGGTACAAACGGTATAAATGGAGTTGATGGAGTTACTACTGTAGTTACTAAAACTAACTATAATCAGGATGACTTTAATAAGCTACGTAGCTCATTAAGCGCAGTATCAAGTGTTGACTTTAACCCTGATCATCAAGGATGGAGTGCAGGACTTGGTCTTTCTCAAGCATCAAATGTATCAGCTGGAGCAATTGGTATCCAATATGGATTCGATGGGTCGTTAGGTGTAAACGTCAAAGCATATCAAGCTGAGGGTGGAAACAATGGTATGTCAGTAGGTATTACCAAAGGTTTCTAGTATAGCTAGAGCTACTTAGGTGGCTCTATGGTACACTACAATAAAAGGATAAACTATGAGCTATGTTAAAACTGTTTGGGTAGATAATCAAGCCCCAGCTATAGATGCTGTTAATCTAAACCATATCGAGGAAGGAATAGCCTCCAATGATACTTTACTTACGGATATTATCAGTGGAGCCGTTAAGGTAGGATATGCTGCTAAGGCTGATACTATTGCAAGCGGTAGTGTAGGAGGCGGTACATCTAGTGGAGCACCTATTGGCTCCATTATTATGTGGGGCTCAGCTACCCCTCCAGCTGATTATATTGAGTGTAATGGGCAAACACTACCTAGAACTCATGCCTTATTTTCTGTACTAGGTACAGTATGGGGTATTGGTGACGGGGTAACCACTTTTAACATTCCTGATATGCGTGGGTTTGCTCCTAGAGCATGGGATCATGGTAGAGGGGTAGATGGTGGTAGATCACTTGGAAGTATGCAGGATGATGCACTTCAGGGGCATACTTTCGGGACTGGTTCTGAGAAACTTGGCTATATAAATGTAGATGCTACTCAAGGCACACATAAATATGCTGGGTTTGGGACATCTTTCACAGGTGCAGTCACAATGGTTACCGATGGGACAAGTGGAGCGCCTAAACAATCCTATGAGACCCGTATGAAAAATATCGCTCTAATGTTTGTAATAAAGGCTGCCTAAATGGGATTAGCTGAAATATCAGACTTTACTGGAGGAATAGCTACAGCAATAGCTCCACACCTATTGCCTAGTAATGAGTCAGTAGTAAACATAGATATTGACATACGTAGAGGTACTTTAAGGTCTATACCACTATCCACACTTGTAAAGCCCTTAGATGGTAGATACTTCTATCTATTTAATGGGGTAGTATACTCGTATAACACACTACGTAGCAATGTCAAATGGAATAATACTTGGTACTGGGCTGATGGAGCTGAAACAAAGAAGATGCTACCTGATGGAACTGTTAAAGACTTAGGTATGGATACACCTACTAATATCCTAACACTTACTCAAGGGACAGCAACACACCCACTTACTGGTAACTTTACCTATGTATTTACATTCTATGATAGTGTTTTAGGAGTAGAGTCTGCCCCTAGTGCACTTAGTAATTATCTAACTGTTACAAATGCAGATATAAATGTTGGAGGGTTCCCTACTACGTGGCCAGCAGAGGCAACACACTTTAGGCTATATCGCATAGGAGGCTATTTATCAGAGTTTACTCTTGTAGATACTATACCGGTAGGATCTTTAACATACTTAGATGGCTTAGATGTTACACAAATAGATGGTAGACTATTGCAAACATTACGGACTGGAGTACCCCCTACTGGACTTAAGTTCTTAGTTGAATTGAATGGACGATTGTTTGGAGCTGTTGATAACTATGTGTATTATGCTTCATTAGGCACTCCAGACTCATGGTATGTAGATGATTATTATATTGTATCGGATACCATAACAGGTTTAGCTACCTGTGGAGCAGGGCTTGTTATCTTCTCAGCTAATGCCACAAATGTACTTAGAGGTAGTGACCCATCTAACTTCTTTATGAAAGAACTTAGCTCCAATGTAGGGTGTATTAGTCATTTCTCCATTGCTCAATATCAGGACTCCATTATATGGCTTAGTACAGATGCTTTTAATATGACTGATGGATTTTCCATAAAAGACTTAACATCTCATAAGGTAAAGAACATTAATGGTATGTATCCTCGTGGTACAGTAGTTAAGAACTTATCATACCTAATGAGTTTTAGCCCTATGCTGACACCATCCACAGAATTATTACCATCTACATCATTCTACCCTAATGATGTTATTGATGGTAGTGGTATGGGAGAGGGTATAGTTGTAATAAACTTCAACTTTGGTAGACTATATTCATATAGCCTATTATCAGGCTCAGGGATAGGTAATCTAGGTATAGTTAATAGTGTACTTATGCACAGTGCTATGAGAGATAGTTATGGAGGTTTATACGATATATATCGTGAGTCAACAGGACTACGCAGCTTTAAATATACCTCAGCTATGATGGTAGATGGTTCATATGCTACCCTAAAAGAGTATGAGAAAGTACGTATTATCTATAATGGTGCATTTGAAGTAAGCATAATATTAGATGGTACGGGCATAGTGCTACGTACCAAGATTACTAATGCAGATAGTAAAGATGGGTTTATAGTACTTGGTATACCAAAATCTAGAAATAAGGGATATGGTATACAGTTCACCATTAGTGGTGTGGGGGAGATACGCTCAATACAATATTCAACTGTACCTAGGAGTTTACCATGATTAGTACCAATGAAGATGAGCATATAACTCAATTAAAGCGTAGGCTTATAGATATAGAGAACGCAATAGGTGGAAGTAACTTAAAGTCACAAGTAACCCCTCTTCTTAGTACGGCTAGTTTTGGTGATGTGGTAGCTAAAATAAATGAATTAATTAAGATTCTTAATACTCGTTTAAGATAGTATTGGGTATAATAGAAAATGATAAGACTAGCCAATCCATCAGAGATCCCAAAAATTTCTTCGATGTTACATTTAATGTACACTGAGGTTTTTGGTGCTAAGGCTAGTGAAAACCCACATGACTATCTAGTAGAAGTTTTTAAAATTTACTCTGACACAAGTAAGTTTATATTCGTAGATGAGGAATTAAATGGGTTTTTTATGGTGGAGAGAAGATGGTCTCCACTTACTCCATTAGTGGATAGGGTTGAAGCTACCAATGTATATATAACTCCTAATAAGAGGCATAGTAAACTACTATATCACTTCTATGAAAAGTTGTTTGACACTTTTCCAACAAGTGAGATAATAGGAGTTACTGAAGCAAATAGTGAACACATTAAGGTTTTAGATAAGCGACATAAGCTTATCTCAAAAGTATACAGTATTAAAAGGACACACAATGGGTAAAGGGTTAGGTGGCATTGTAGGCTCAATAGCTGGAGGGGCATTTGGTGGTCCAGTAGGTGCTATGATTGGAGGGGGTGTAGGTGGAATGATTGATGGTCCTTCAGGCAACTCAAAAAATTCTACCCAGAGCACTAACCTAGCAGTAGCATCTCAAGCAGGTAATATAGGACTTTCAAAAAACTTGGATAACTTCTTAATGGCTCAAGGAGAGAAGGGTATAGAGCACGCTCAAGGTATGATGAATGACTGGGAGACAGCATTTGGTAGTATTGAGAGTAACCTAAGTGATTACTATAATAACCTAGACCCAGCTAAGTTCTCACAGCAAGCTAAGACTCAGTATGCAGATAGTTTAGATAAGCAACTAAAGCAGTTTAATGAGACTATGACTCAAAGAGGGCTACAAACAAGTGGTCAGAGAGAGCAACTAGAGAAAGAAGCTATGTTTAATAAGGCTCAAGCTAATGCCTCTATTGACATGGCAGCACCAGAACAAGTAGCACAGATGAAACAATCTTGGTATAATCAAGGTATAGGTCAGAAGAATCTTGCTAATCAAACAATGGTAGGGGCTATAGGTAATCAAGCTAACTATGCTTCACTAGGAGAGCAAGCTAGAGCTAATGCTAATACTGGGTTAGCTAATGCCTATAATGGTCAAGCTAATATGTATGAGGATAGAGCTAATAGAGATAATTCATCAAGTAGATTAGGAGCCGTTTCTGGGCTTCTAGGCGGGGGTTCTGGTGGTAGTTCAGGTGGAGGCATTATGGGCTCTATGTGGCAAATGTTTGGGAGTGTATAATGGCTAATCCAACTGCAATAGGTCAATTAACCTTACCAAATACAATCTCAATGTCTCCACTTCTTATGGCTTGTAGAGATGCTTATAAAATCTCAGAGTTACAATATGGTCCTTGTATTAAAGAGGGTCAGGAGATTATTGACCTTTTTAACAACCGTCAATACACAGCTGCACAACTTGAGAAGATAGCTCAGAATGGTCAACCTGCTGAGACATTTAATGTCATCAAGATGTTAACCAATGCTATCATAGGGTATCTTGATACTACTATCAATGAGGTAAACGTAGAGCCACGGTATATGTCATCTCCAGCTACTGCACTACTTCTTAATGATATTGTTAAGTATACGTTAGATGATAATGACTTTGAAGCACTTAGTAAACGATTGAAGCTTGATGGACTATTAACTGGACTTATGGTTATACATGAGGATGTTGTAGATACAGGGCAAAAAGATAAGTATGGTCGTAAAATCTATGATATTAAATTGGCTCATAAACCATCATGGCAGGTTCGTATTGACCCTCAGTCTATGTTAGATGATTATAGTGATGCACGATATATTCATGACTTTAAATGGATGCCTGAAGAAGAGGTAGACTTAGTTTTTGGTAAGAAAAAGAAGCAGATGCTAACTGAGTATTATAACTTTTTGGACGGAGATCAACAAGCTAATTATGATCGTCAGTTCACTGTAGGTAGAGATGTAGGACGTTATCGACAATACAATAACTATCTAATAGTCAAAACCATCATTGAGTTTGAAGGTAAGATTTGGTCTTGTATTTGGTCTAATGAGGTTATGCTTGAGAAGAAGGAGATTACATTTAAGAATGTTAGATTCCCTTATCGTATTATTAAGCTTAGTAGTTCTGATGTTGCTGAGTATTATGGTCCATTCCGTGATATCTCCGAGACACAGAAGGCTATTAATCAGGCACTACTACAAATTCAACTCTTGGTTAACACTTCTAAGGCATTTGTGGAAGATAATGCCGTAGATAACTTGGAAGAGTTTAAAGAGTTGTTTAACCGTATCAATGCCATCATCCCAGTTAGTAATCTAGCTGGTATTCGAGTAGAAGATATGAGTAGAGATGTTCAACAACAGTATCTAATCATTGACCAAGCCCTTAGCCGTATTAAGATGGTTCTAGGTATCAATGACTCATTCCTTGGTAATACATTCGCCTCTGATAGTGGACGTAAGGTATCACTTAACCAAGCTAGTTCAGCCTCTCAACTAACCATGGTAGTTGATAGAATTAGCTTTATGTATAAGATGATAGGTGAGGATATTGTAGGACTTGCCAAGCAATACTATCGCGCTAATCAAGTGTTTAGAATTGCTGAACCTCTTAATACTGAGCACTATATTCAAGTTAATGTACCTATTCAGATGCCTACTGGTGAGGTTGGACCTAATGGTCAATTAGTAACCCAGCCGGTATTTGATGAGGAAATGGACCCTGAGACAGGTAAGCCTATGGAAGATGAGTATGGTAATATTATAGTCACTCCAGTTAATGACCCTGATACAGCCTTAGAGTTTAGTAATGTTAAGATTAAGGTAGTGGGTTCTCGTGCTCAGAACGCAGCAGAGCGTAACCAGTTATTGCTAGAGACAGTTATCAATGGACCTGCTGGGCAAATACTTATGCAGACGAATCCTGGAGCTTATCTACGTACCCTAGCTATGCAAGTTAGTGAGTTTGGTACTAAGCACTCTATTGAGATTGCACGCCTACTTATGGAAACAGCATTAGGAGTAGAGCAAGGTAGAATAGACCCTAGACTTGCAATGGTAGGTGGTGATTTACAAGCTATCATGGGTGCTGCTATGGGAGGTTCTACTGGTAATGCTCAGAATATGCCTAGTCAAGGAAGTCAGAATAGTAACCCACAGATAGGGCCACAAAGCCCAACATTAGGAATACCTAAACCAGGAAAAGAAGGAGGACAACCATGAACTTTAACCAATTTGTAGATGGAGTAATGCAGGGGGATACATGGGCTAATGCTAGAGAAGATAGAGCCCTAAAACTCAAACAAGATGCTGAAGATAGAGCCAATAAGGTAAAAATGGACCAATATGCGTTAGATGATGCTGGTAGACAAAATGCAGCTAGGAATGCAGTATTTGATGCATCAAATATACCATATTATCAAGAACTTAAGAATCAGGTAACTGAAGCTCAGCAGCAAACAGCTGACCTTCAAAAGCAGTTAACTGCATCGCATGGTCAGGATATTAATAGCACTATCAACCAAGTTTCAGCTGACCCTAAATGGAGGGAGAATTTCGAGGCAACTAGTACGAAGCTAATGGCTAACCCTACATTTGTTAAGCAGTTTGGTGATGCTGGGAGACCAGTCAGTTCTGATATACCTAGCGATAGACAAGCTGTTAGTAAGTACCTATCATCGGCTGGATTACCTATCAATGATGAGAGTATTAAGAATGCTGTAGACCATGGTAATTTGCTTATCAATAAGGATGGTACTCTTATAGACCTAACTGGTGTAGGTATTGCTACTGGGGCTTATAAGACAGCTACTGTAGAGCAAAAGCAAGCTATGGAAGATAAGCTTAATAAGGCATTTGGTAAACAAACACAGGATGCTGGAGAGAAGACTTTAGGTATAAAACCTGATGTAAAGGCTCAGACTACAGCTGTAGCTGATGAGGTTAATAGTGGTGAATCTAAACCATTTGAACTAGGTTCTGAGTCTACACCAGTAGATAAGGCTATGAACGCGGTTAATCCACCTCCAGCACAAGCACCAGTAGGTACTACTCCACCTACACCAGTAGGTACTACTCCACCTACACCAGAAGGTACTACACCTAAGCTAGAAGATATTGACTTTGCTGAGGCTGATAAGTCTCAAAAGGCTGCTGATGTATATACAAATAAGGTAACTGATGCATTAGTAGATGAGATGGCTAAGGCTAATAATAACCCTAGGGCTGCCCTAGAGACTAGTCTTAAAGAGCTTAATGCTTCTCCTACAGCAGAGGCTCAGGCTACAGTTGCTAAGTTAGCTCAAACTAATCTCAACATGGAGTTAGTACGTAGAATAGCTGGGTATAAAGATGCACCACCTATACAGAAAGTTCATAAGCTTCAAGAAGAGGTTAGGGATGAGATAGTTAAAGGACTTATGAAAAATAAGGATATTAATACTACTGAGGGTCAGAAAGAGTACATAGACCTACATACAAAACTGTTTGGTAAGGTAGGAGCTGGTAGTGGAGAGACTGCTACTATTAGAACTATGGAGCAGATGGCAGAGATGGCTGATAACAAAGAGGGTAAGTATACTCCTACTGAGGTTAAGGCAGCTAAAAACTGGATGGAATCACATAACCCTAACAGGGCTACAACCACTATGCGTAATATGGATTATAACGAACAGAAAGGCAATGAGGCATATTATAACGCAGTAGGCGGTACTCCACCTTCTACTGGCGGCGGAGTACATCCTAGTAATAACCCAATGGGTACAGGTACTCAGTATGATGTAGCTAAGCTTGGTAAAGTACCTCCTAATGGTAAGCCCGGTACTGGACCATTAGTTGGTCCTACTGGAACGGTTGTTCCTAATGCTCACCAACCATTACATACCCCTGGTACAATAACAGCTGATAAGGCTGCTGAAGAACGAGCCTTTGATACAGGTATGGACAAAAAGACTGTTGAATCAATTAAGAAAGAAGGTTTAGAACTAGGTAAACGTGCTCAGAGTATGAAGAACCTTAAAGATTTTACTGCTAAGATAAATAAACTTTATAAGAATGGTAAGATGAATGCTGGTTATGTAGATGACTTCTTCCAGTCTATTGGTGAGGTTGTTCCATTTAAGAATAATTCTATTGACCAAGCTATGGCTACAGCTAAGATTAAGGACTATGTTATTAGAGCTGTTCAGGACTCTAATGGTAAGTCAGCATCCGACAAAGAGGCTCAACGACAGTTAGAGAACATCTTTGGAGGCAGTGGTCTTCAAGAGGAGTACCGCCAAGGGCTATTTAA